AGCCCCCCATGCGGAATTATCCCCGGCAGGCGTGAGATCTCTGTTCACTTGCCAAGCTTGATCGGGGACAGTCTTGCCGGAACCATGTTTGATGACATCGGCCGTTTTATCTTTTAAGTAATCAGGATTGTGATGGACTTTCTTAGCCATTTGAACCTCAATGGGTTGTTAAGTAACTGAAAAGTGCCTATTTGACCCTGCACGTTACAGGATAAAGGATAACAGGCAACCTTTCGCTTAATGCTTAGCTTTGTGATGTTTAACATAAGAAGATAGCGCATCTACATTATGCTTATATTCTTCTTCTGTATTCATCTCAGAGGCATAGCGTGTGCCACCAGTCATGACATCGCCGGGCTTCTTTTCCCAGTGACCCTCGTTGAACTGAGGCATAGCAGCTTTCTTGTCATGAGGATGATGACCATGTTTTTTGTGTCCGGACATATTGTTCTCCTTAGCCTTTATAGGCTGATTTATTTCTTTTTCTTTTTAGGCATCATTCCACAAGAAGAGCCCTTTTTTTCAGACATTTTTTCTTTCTTTTCATGCTCTTTGTGCATATGCATTACTTTTTTCTCTTTCGCCATAATATCCTCTATCCGGCCATTGCCGATTGTTGTGTTATTTGTTGCGGAGCGTTCTGCCCCTTAATTGCCATCGCTATTTCCCACGACCTATGAATCATATCGAGATCCATCGTCTCGAGCGTCAACATGCTCTTTACGAGTTCCATTTCGCTCTGTGCATTCTTATGCTCCGCACCTGCGTTCAAATCGTTAACCTTCGCGTAAGTCTCATCTATTTTGGCCATGTCAAGCCGAGATTTGCTAAAAGCTGCCATAATCTTTGCATTATCGACTCTTTCTTGCTTCTCTGACTCGGCTTGCTGTTGCTGCTGTTGTTGCTGTGCCTGCTCTTCCATGTCCTGCATAACTTGTCGCTTGTTTGTGATAATCGCTGCGCGCATAATAGACTTGTCCGCGATACCCACTCCGAGCTCTTTGAAGTATAGTAGCTGTTGCAATTCTGTTTGTCTCTGCGTCGCACTATAGTTCCCCTCTTCGACAGCGACAGCATATTTCTGTGCGTGGGATGTCCAGAATCGCTCGTCGGCATCATGCCCAAGAATGTTTCGAATTTTACCTTTACTAAAGTTCTTACGAATAGCTTGTAGCCTAATCTTCCCGTATAGTCTCTGTGAGTAGTCCAGTTTATCAAAAATAGTTTGTAGGGTGACGAGACCCGCCCCTTGTCGTAGCATTGATAGTATACCACTTTTGTCATCAGTGGCTGATCCCAGAAGTTCTTCATTTACACCTGATATTTTTGTTATGTCTTCAGCGAGTGAGCTAGATAGCTCCATAAGCGATTGTGGTAATGCAACGGGTTCAATGCGCTGTATTTCATTTGGCAAGCGACCAGCTTTAAGGGGGATTAAAAAACCATCCCCTCCGCTTGTCTGTCGGAAGCACTTAGGATCTGTCACCACATCGACAGGATAGATCCATCCGGCATTCAGGCTTGATTGGAGCAACTGAAGCTCAATGACCTTACGCATATTATATAGGAATTGGCTATCTCTTAGGTTCCTGATGATCCCCTGCTTGCGCCATGCGTAGGCTTGTATGTCTGGCTCTACATAGCATTGTACGGGTACAAATGGATAGTCATCAATCCCTAATAAACTCTTTCCGTGATACACGATCTTATCGGATAGCCTTATCACTAACTTCACAGTAGGAATATCAACTTTCTTGATCTTTAGCCAAGGCTGCTGCTGCATTACACGCTTGAGCATGTCCGCATCTTCTGTCTCATCCTCTTGCCATTCTGTAGTTTCCCCCGTATAGGGGTCTAGGATGACTTTTCCTGGTCGTGTGGTTCGGTAATAAAACTCATCGTATGTAAATAGATTATTGATAGCAACGTTCTGAAGCTCCGCTTGAAGAGGGAATCGCCCATCTTTCATGCCTCCTGTTTTCATTTTGTCTATCTCTTTGGAATAGCCTGGCAATAGGCTCTTGGCCATCTCTTTTGATGGCCAGCGCCTGCGCCATATCCCATTGCAATCGCTTAAGTCTTGTTTACGTGTATAGCTATCAATAAGATAATTATTGTAAGAGACACAATCGGTAAACAAATCTCCTGAGATAGGGTCGAAAGTATAATCAGGGTACATATGAAGAAGAGTCTCGCCAGTATCACAGGCCCCCTCGAAAGCTTGAGATTCATATTCCTGAAAGCCATCCCGATCGTCGCACCATCGCATAACCTTATTGTAGTCATCCGCAAGAGGATCGTCATTTTCATGAACAGGGAGCGTAATGGTAGATTTGCGGTTTTTTCTCTGATAACCCACGATCATATTGATATGACGACGCACTAAATTGAAAAAGAACTTCTGCACATTCTGCGAGTTCTGTCCATACACTTGATTGTATAGCGCCTGATCCCCGACTTTGAAGCGCTTGTCGATTGCTCCCTGCATCCAATAGCTAGCATTTAGCGGGTAATTTGAATTATAAAACCAATCCATCATCTGGCGAAGGTCTTTATTTGACGCATCCGAAGGGTCTACATAACCACCTCCAATTGCATATGAACCAGACTCGTATGAACCCATCGGCAAAACCAGTGTAAAGTAAATGTTTTTATATCATATCACTTTCAGGTTTGCAAATGTATTATTTTAATCCTCTTTTTTTGAAATGAACATCTCTTAAGTGATCCAGCCTTTTACCTTGATATGTGTTACGAAGATAATCATAATCATTGGGATTATTTATATATTTACGTTCGTTTTTTTCGATCCATTTCACAGCGTCTTCATAGCTTGCAAATGTAATAGTAAATGAACGAATTCCGCTTCTTCTTATCTGAACTTGATAAGATTCTGTGACGCATCCTTTCGCAATCCTCTTTCTAATCGAAGCCATTTTAATCCATATTCAATAATTTACACAGAGCTTTTGCGGCTTCCATCGTGTCATTTTCGCAATATATATCGATGGTTGTATCGCCTTCACAATCTATAATTCTTACGATATCTGGATGATTTGGATGCCTATAAATTTCATCCATGTGTTCATCGCAAACAGAGAAATAAGGATCTCCGATCAAAGAGATCATATCATTTATATTCATATTAAAACCCTAATCCTGTTCTTTTTCGAAAAATTCATTTATAAATATATAATTCATCTCAGAAAATTTTTTCCAAAATAACTTATAACAATCTCTACAAAGAGAAGATATTTCTATTTTTTTATCAAAGCATTTCTCGCAAGGAGGAAAATGAAACCCTGTCGGCTCGAACCCACCCTTGATTGATATTTTGCATTTCTTACATTCCATCTAAAACCCTAGTCCTGCGTTGAATTGCATACTTCCAAAACATATTGAGCAAAAAAGTTAGGAATCGGCCAATCTAAATCCATTAAAAGAAGCTCCTATAAAATTTTTCTCTTTCTTCTTTAGGGAATCTAGAAAAGAAACATTCATCGCATTCTTGCAAATGACCGCCATAATTGGGAAAGTGATTTTTACCGCACTTCCAACATTCTCTTTCTTTAAGATCAAATTCTCCATTCATCATTTTATTAAAGAAATTATCTATGTCTTCTATAGTTAAAAGGGTTGGTGCATCATCTAATTTACTTGACGAAGATGCGATTAAATCTCTTAATATAACATCTTCTTCATCATTACTCAAAAATATCCCCCTGCTGTCGGGCCTAATGGCCCCCATGAATCGTCTTCAAATACCCTTCGGCGCAATTGATCGTACGAAATGTTCTCATCAGGATGCGCAAACTCCCCTTGCGGAAATGCCGTGCAAACGGCATAGCGAAGCGCGTCGAGGATGTGATCATTCTTTTTGACAGGCTTATCCTCTCCTCTATCTGCTGCTTTGCTATCCCATGCATATGATTGTAAATGCTCCCTTAATGTTGTGCATCCTTTATGGATGACGATATTTTTGCCACCAATAAACTTTGAGCATATTTTAATGCCCAAAAGAACATCATTATTTGCATCAAGTACGGGCAGCTCGGCTTGTCTAAGTGCAATTTTAAGGGAAGCTGCAGCAGGATCGACATAAATTGCAGATACGTTTTTGTAGCCGATAAAATCCTTAATGTCTCTGACAAGCTCCTGGTCGGTCTTCGAGCGGCCTTTTTTAGCTGAATCGTAGTAATATTCCGCTTCCACTCGTATTTGAGGCCAAAGCCGAGGGGATATGGCGCATAATACCGCAGCAGTAGCGTTTGTTGTGCCATAGTCAATACCAACGACATAATAATTCGGGGCGGGAAAGTCATTTGTGTATTCGTTGAAGTGGTCGTAGCAATCATATATTGCTCCATGGGCCAAAGCCCATTCTCCAAGTATGTAACGGTTGTACCACATACCCGTATACGATGCTTTAAGCTGTTCTTTATATTTTTCATCTAAGCTTGGATTATCCTCTAAGCTGAAGTTCCAATGTACCAAATCAAGCCCTGGCTTATCAATGTAATCTTTCTTCAGCCAGTGGGCAGGTCCTTCAGGGTTGCACGTTGCTAGAAGTTTGGCTCCAGGGACCCTTAATCGAGATTCTAGCATTTTCCAAAACGGTTCTGGAAGGTTTGTCGCTTCGTCAACATATGCAAGTGCTAGGGTTGAACCTTGGATTGTCGATACTGCTGAGACATCTGGCGCCCCAACAAACCACACATCTCGGCCGTATAATTTGCTCATCGATGCCTTCTCTGTCGGACATGGAAACCCCATTTGTTTGTAAAGATGTGTTAAAATATTGCGCTGAATAGAGGTGCGGTTGACCCCAATGATCATTGCATCCCCGGGAGGGCCATTCTTTAAGTCGTAGATAAGGCGCTCAATGCTTGAGTATGTCTTGCCTGAGCTGACAGCCCCGACCCAAATATTGAACCTGTGAGTGGCCTCTACGAATGATTTATTTTGTTTTGCTGATGTTGGCATATTTTAATTTGGTGTGTTAGGCAAT